AATTTAAAGCCAATACTGCTCGCTTCTTTAAAGTAGGATTTTTAGACTTAGCAGCCTTTTCGAGTTTTGCTTTTGGAATTGGTTTGCCTTTTTTTGCACCCAGCTCCTTACGTAAAGCACCTTTTTTCATATCAATCTTTTGAATCCACTTTTTATCCGCTTTCTTCTTCGCAGGTTTTTTAGCAGCTTTTCTAGGCATAACTAGTCCTCCAATTTGGTTTTTTGTAGCTCAGCATGTTTAATGGCTAATTCCATGGCAGCTTTAGCTGTCTCAGCATCAGCACGCATCTGGGTCATTTGAACTTTATCCATCTCTTGACCAATTTCAGCTGCCACTTTCATTCGGTTGGTGTCAGCATTTTGTTTATCAATAGCAACCTTTGCGGCATCAATTTCTGCTTTACGTTGATCCGCCATAGCACGCTCTTGCAATTTAGCCTGCTCTAACTGTGCTTGAAGCGTAACTGGATTTGGCTGCTGAGCTTGTTGAGCCATTTGTTGTTGCTGCATGGCTTGCTGTTGCTGGCTCCAACGATCCGCTTTTTCTTTAAGAACATCCACCCCCCGAATATCCATGTTATCGATGATGATTGGCAACCCAACCGAATTGATAAACTGGCTAAACAAAGGTGATGCTTGGCTTAAGCTAATGATCTGTTGCAACGCTTTATTTTTTTGTATCGCAAAGTTAACACCAGCTTCAACTTTAATTTGTAGCGCATCCGGTGTGTATTCCATCTTCATACCACCAGGCTGATTGATCAACCTGTAGCTACGCTTACCTTCTTTGTCGACCACAGGAATGGATCTTGGAGTCACATAATATTTTGGAATCAAGTCCATAATAATTTGCGCTACCTGATTTAACGATTGCATGTAGTGCACAACATAAGGCATCGCAGCTGCGTTTGACTGTGTAGCTGCTTCAACAATAGCCACCCCTGAAAGCTGGTTCTGATTAATACCTAAAGCTGCATCATAAGAACCAAGAACATTCTGAATTGTCTGATCAGACAAACCAAACGTGCTGGTGATTTCATTAGGTATAGGTTGTCTTCCAACCTCAGCCGGAGGTGGTAAAGCTTTCTCAGTATTATTGGGATCAAATGCATTATAAATAAAGGTGTTGGCTTCTTGGGGATGAGTCCATGCATGTAAATACTCAGGCTCAGACGGCAACGCTTCTTTAGCAATTTTGAATTTACTTTGAATCAGATTTTCAATTTCGTTTGCTAACGTTTGACCAGCAAAGTTTTTTAACTTTTGGGAATCTCTTGCATGATACACATACGGTCGAGTGAACTGTTCGAAGTAACCATCATTACCTTGTCTAAGTACCACGCTATCCCCGTCAACAAAAACGATAGGAAGATAACGGAAATCAGTGCTCTCGTGATACAAAACTTTGTTTTCATAAATCACATACCTCTCGATGGTTTCAATTTCAGTCCACCGCGGATCTCCGATAGGTTGAGGTGGCTGCTCCAAAATACCCATCTCATTCCATTCGTTTACCAACTTCCGATATTTGTCCAACTCCATAATTTGGCCATTAGTGAGCCGAACAATACGTTTACGCTTTTTGACTTTTTCATAATAATCACACAACAAGATGATATCTTCTTTACCATTGTTGTATGACCAACTAAAACCATCTAAAGCACGATTGAAACTCAGGCTAGTTGTATTCACATCTGGATATTCTTGTTCAAACTCATCTTTGGTGCGGGGATAGCATTCAAAGCAGTACTGACCGTCACCTTTATGTGGGTCGCGAGCCAAAGGATCCCATCCACATAATGTCGGCTCATACACACGTCCAAAACGAATCACCTGGTCAAAGCTCATAGAGTGCGCATATTCGGTCCAAACTTTAAATGCCGAGAAGCCGCCACTCAACGTATCTTTGTATACATCATATTGAGCTGATTCTTTCCTTGCTTCCGACAGAATATGACGCATGTGACCTTCAATGACTTCAAGCATCGCTGGATTAAAATTAAGATCATATTCCGCACTAACTGCAACGGATGGCTCTTGCTTAGCAAATTCACCACACAACCGTGAGACATAAGCATTGAGCACATTAAATTCTAAAATAGGCTTTTGTAACTGCTGAAGAACTGAAATATCTTCGGAACTTAAACTGGTTTGAAAAACAAACCGTCTAAACTCATGAAAGCGTTTGTAGTTTTTGGAAAAGTAATTGTTTGCGTCTTCAATGGATTCTTTAATTCTTTTGTGCTGCTCAGTAACCCGTTTGGCTAGATCCATATCGTTGCTTCCTTGCGTAGCTTAATTTACGTTGTCGATCAGCAATAAGGCGTACCTTATTGATCTCCTGTTGTTTTTCCAACTTATCGCCCAATTTCACTTGGTTATCTATTAATCCAATTTTAATAGCATCGTACAAAGTATCGGCAATGTCATCATGACGATGTGAATCATTTGCTGTAATTCTTTTTAGATGATCAAGCACAAGTCTTTTATGCTTAGCTTCTCGATTAATAGAGATGCGTTTAGATGCAACGAATGGCTGAACCTCCAAATAGCGAGCTACCTTGTTGCCACTGGCTCGTGTTCTGCTAACTTCCCTTAATTCTAACCCACGCATGGATTCCAAAACAGACAAGAGCGTTACGCCGGTAGATTTTTTTTCAATCGCAGCCATCGTTGGCTTTACTTGGAACAACATGCACTCTCGATAAAAAGATCGAAAAGCATTTTCTAAATCTTTCGGTTCAACTCGCACTTCCCAGCAGTCCAACCAATGCAATCCTAACAGTTCGGTTTCATGCCCTGCTTCTTCAATTAAATATACCCCCCAAAAAGAAAAAACAGTTGCATCGTTATAAGTTTTAGACGATTCAGCGGTGTCCGCAGTGATAAACGTAGCCAAAATATTCGGCGTTTCATCCGTCTGATAAAACCATTCCGGTTTAAAGATGCCACCCCCGGCTGGTTGGGGTGATTGCTGATATTGGGCCGAGTAGACATAAGGATTTTCTTTCTCCATTTTACGCAAGTCTTCAAGAGAATGTAGCTCAGGATAAAGAGCATTTTGGGCTTCATCAATAGCCGGCAAAATAACTGTCTCCCAGTCACCTTGCTCCAACAAGTGAGCGGGAAGATCAGCCTCATGCAATCTCTGACCAATAAAAATAATCGGCGTATCGGGTGAATTTAGACGAGACTGAAGCGTGTTATAGTACCAATCAATGACGCCGTTGCGCATGACGTCCGACGTAACCTCATCGGGTTTATGAATATCGTCGATGATAATGGCTCCTCCAAAGCGCATCGCACCTTGAATGCCTGCTCCTCGTCCAGTAATGGTACCGCCAGATCCAGTAGCGTAACAAGAACCACCAGACAAAGTCTCGAAATCATCTTTTGCTTGAGACGTTTCACTCAGCTTCACTCCGAAAATATCTTTGTACTGCTGCATCTGCATAATAGAACGAATAGTTTGCGTCTGCTTGCGAGCCAAAGAATGCGAATAAGAAACATAAAGAAAATTAGAGTCAGGATGAATGGCCATCGCCCACGCAGCGAAATGAATTAACATCTCGGACTTACCATACCGAGGAGGGACATTAATGATAAGGCGGTTCGTATGGCCATCCAAAACACGGGTTAACGCTCTAGCAAGCAATTTAAAATGCGACTCACGTCCAGGCGGTTCAGAAATGCGAAACTTACGCCCAGTACGCAAATAATAAAATAACTTCGTAAACTCTAAGAACGATCCAGCTAAGCGATATTTTTCTTCACCTAAATAATCACTCATCTTTTTTATAAGCTTCTTTCGCGTTACGGATATCGTTCTCAGTTTCAGTCACTGTCATTTTAACTTGTTTGCGCGCATCAGTCTTACGCATCCAACCAAAACGATTCATCACGTTAATCTCGAAAAGCCTAGAATTAAAGTCCTTATCGCGCAACGCCATCTGTCCTTCACGCGTCCACCAAACCTCAGAATATTGCAATCCAAGATTAAGGGCCGCGGAAAACTCTGGGTTTTTTTCCGCCCAACACCACAAGGTTTCGCGCAATACACCGAGCTCACATGCCACCTCAATTAACGCTGCGCCACCCTTAAGCATCTCAATGGCTTTTTCGCAATATTCAGGACGATATTTAGTTGGACGCCCACCTGGTCCTTTTGCCATAGCTATTCATCCTTTTTTTTACGAGTACGTTTTTTCTTTTCAGGCTCTTTTGGTTTATCAACCCAGCCCACGCCTTTGCATACTTTGCAATCTTCCTCAATGCAGCCCATGCCCATGTATCTTTTTTGGCCTTTGCAGCCTTTGCACTTGATAATATCTTTCATGGAATCTCCTTATTGGTCACATTTTATCCTTATTTAATACTCATATCAATTGTTGACATTCCGTATTATTTACAATACAATTCATATTAATTTATATTACTGAGGAAATTTAAATCATGTCTAGAATGTACTGCCACGGATGTTCAACCCACTTCGATACGGACCAACAATTAACCTGTAATTGCTTTGAAGAGCGCAACCGTGCGTTTTATGAAGCGATTATGTCGTTAACAAGACTTGAAGAGCATGTAAAAGAGAAAGATGTTAAAGCAATCGAAATTGCTATCCAGGCAATTCAGAAAATGTGGAATGAGGAGAAAGCAGCGTGATAATTTTTATTGGTCTTTTAATTTTATTTCAGCTGTTATTCCATAACGTCGTAGTTACTATCGGATTTGGAATGTTAGCAGCAGTAGCAATGATTTGTGAAGATTAATAAACACAAAAGCCCCTTTCGGGGCTCATGTGCAAGGACTACAGATCTAATGAAAATGAAACGTTCTAAGTGATTTTACTAGTGGGAGTTTTTTTAAACAAGGAGTTCTAAATGAAATATAATTTTTT